AGGAGATTTCGGAATCAGAGAGGGGTCGCAAGAAAAACGATACGCCCGGAGTCATGAGGTCTGGTCATCATCGCCTTTCGGTATGACGAAGCGACTCATGAGGTTATCAGCCCATCGGTCTTGCCTTGCCTCGGCACGCTGGCGCACTATCTTCGCCGTATTGCTGCCGAGCTCCTTGTGAATGCGGGCATGACATGACTTGCAAAGGCTCATGAGATTGTTCCAGTTGAAGGCAAGTTGTCGCATCTCTTCTTTGGTTCGGGCAGTCTCAATAGGAATGATGTGATGCACACATTCAACTGACTTAACGTAACCACCAGGGATGCCTATGGCCTCGCCGTCCTTGATACACTGCTCACAGAGTGGGTTGGCTCGCTTCTTCAACACGGTCAACTCCTTCCACTCGCGGCTGTTGTATATCTCAGCTTTATCCTTGGCTACCTTGTCGCTGACACCTCGCCAGTTGCGCTTCTTAGTCGTCGCCATACATCTGAGCAATTATACTGTCAATGTCGTCAATGTCGGCACAGCCATAGTTGAGTTTGTCCGGCTCGCGGTAGTCGCTGGCCCTTGGCAGCTCTCCGTCGTGCTCGTCCATGTAGTCGGCCATCATATCAGCACGCACAAAGTGGATTGGTTCTTGCTTCTTCATACTTAATATTCTTCTGTGAATGGTCTGGTACCGTCTACCAGTCCGTCATCTGAGTTACCTTTGTGCTCACCTTCCCAGCCTTGCGCCTCGTAGTCGGCCACCTCGCGGTCGTCATCATCGAACGGGATGCGCTGCTGCGAGTTGGCCAGCGAGTCGGGTGTGCGGTGCTTCAGGCTCTTGGTCTTGGCTCCGTAGACATACCCGCGCCCAGAGTCGGTCAAGGTGGCACCTTGCATCTCCAGTCGGTTCTGCTCGTTGATATACTCCAGCGTCTCGTTGTCTACCATCTCAACCAATAGCTCCACGATTGGCATGTCCTTCTTGGCGGCCAGCCTTCGCAAGCGCAAATAGACATCGGGCAAGCAGACGTTCAGTGCCCGCTCGACTATCTGGTTGACGTTCTCCGTCTCGGTCCACTTACCCATGAAGGGCTTGTCGATCATGACGGCTCCGAAGCCTCGCTTGTCGGTCTGCTGAAGGATGAGTATCTCTTGCGCTATCTCGGTATCAGCCGACGGGTTGCACAGGTTGAAGGCCTCTTTCCATCCTGCCTCGGAGTGGAATAGTATCATGAGCTTTTGCATGTCTTCCGAAAGGTTGTGCTCATCGCTGGTGTATTTAACCAGGAACCAGCACACCAGTTGCATCAGCTCGTAGACCTTGATACCCTTAGCCCGCGCTATCTGGTTCAAGACTCGCGCCATCGACTCGCTGACCTTGGTGGCCACGGTGACGAAGCCTTGCTCTTGTTGTTTGTCTCCTATCATTTTTTACTCTTGTTAAAATTGAACTTGTCGTGCAATATCTGTCGCATCTGGCGAACTCGCGGGTCTATTATTTCGAGTGGGTCGATGAACGGATCGTTGTCCATCACCTTGACCAGCTGAAGGTCTTCGCCCTTGCGGTTAACCTTGGGTTGCGGTTGGTTTATGGTCTCAGGGTGTTGCATCATTCGGATGGTGATGTCGGCAGCGTCGGCCTTGTCGCCATCCTCGGGTCGCCAACAGGTATCGAAGAATCTGGTATATACTTGCACGCGGTCGGTGCCCAGCTTATCAGCTACCTGTTGCCAGTCGCTTATGCCGTCTTTGTCTGGCCATAGCCACACCGTGCGACCTTGGTCTATCAGCGGTTGCATAGAATCGAGGTGTAGGTGCTTCAAACCACCGCACGCCAGCCACAGCTGACGGTCTAACTGGCCGTAGAAGTTGGCCATCACCAAGGCGGTCTTCTCGCTCTCCACGATGTTCACCACCGCGTCGGGGTATCGTCGCAACAGATGAGCACCAAACAGCGGCTTCTCGATAGTGTGGTCGTCGGGGTTGAGCTGTTGACGACAGCCGTCTTGGTTGTGTATCCAGCCAGGATGCTGCGTCTTGTCGCGGTGTCCGTCGGACTGGTATCGCATCAGCTTCGCCGCCCTCGGCACGCCGTCGTGATCTATCTGCCAGAACACCACGCGCCCGTCGCGCCAACCACCTACGCAGTATTGCCACAGGGTATCATCCAGTCTCGCCCGTTGCTCATCGCTCCACGGCAACTGTCGCAGCCAATAGATGAAGAGTATCTGGTCGGTGCCGAGCTCCATCGTGCGCTTCACGTATGCCTTTGGTATCTCCAGCGCCGGCAATGGTGCTGGCTTGGGTCGTGGTGGCGGTGGTGTGTAGTTCAGCGGTATGTCATCCACTGGCTCGTTATACTTTTTACCAAGCCATCGGATAGCATCGGGGAATGACAGCCGCTCATGCGCCATGAGGAACTGGACTGGACCACCTTTTGCATCACAAACGAAGCAGCGGTAGGTGTTGCCGCCTCGCTTCTCGGGCACCGTCGATGGACGCACGATGAAGTTGCCGTCGTGCTGGTCGTCGTGGAATGGGCAGATGCCGGTGAGGTTCACGCCCGCCTTGCGGAGCGTCACGCCGCAATCGTCCACCACGTCCTCAATCTTCGCGAGGTCAATGACTCGCTTTACTACTTCGTCTGGTATCTTTGGCATAGGTCGTTTTTTAATTCAACGGGTTGAATTTGGAGATTCAACGGGTTGAGTTGGGAAAGTCAACGGGTTGAATTATTTGAGTCGATTATCTGTAAAACCATAAACGTGCGTGTGCGTGTGCGTCACGCGCGTCGCCCGCTTGCCGCTTGCATCCCTCCACACCCCATCCCCCTATATACATAGGGGGTGGGGGTGTGGGGTGCGAGGGGCTATGCGGAGGGATGTTTGTCAATCGTTGCCATAAGGTTTCGTCATGTGTCGGTCACTTCGATTGCTTCCATACATATCGACAACTACAGCATACTCTGCTTCGGTGTATGTCTTTACCTTGGTTCCGTCACGCATGACAAGCGTTGCCTCTTCCTCTTTGTGCCACATGATACGCACAACTTCGTCGAGGTTGATGGTCTGACCTGCCACGTTGAAGAAGTGAGTGCGTGCGATGGTGGTCAGCAGGCTTGCTTCTTTTTCCGCATTCAGTCTGCGCTTACTCCAATAGTCGCTTTCAGATTTGTCGTGAGCATGACTGCCAAGATAATCCTCGCGCTTGAAGTAAAAATCGTCAGTCGCTTCGATGCGGTCGAGTTCCTTGATGAGTGCCATGCAAGTCTTCATCTTCTCGCGTGCCTCGTCATACCTGCGCTGTTGCGCTTCCTTGGCATCAGCTTCGGTGTTGTAGAACGTCTCGCCCTCACAGACGTGTATCCAGTCATCGTCTTCGTCACAGGTGCCGTCATCGTTGCAATACTGATAGCATACTATTTGCTTCTTCTCCATGTCGAAGAGAGCAACAATCTGTTTCACGTCCAGGCTGTTTTCCATCAGCCACATTGTTCTTTTCTCAATCATAGTTCCTTTTTTGTTTATTTGTTAAAAATCGGGTTCTTCATTACTCGGGGCATCAAACGGCAAGTCCTGGTTGTTGTCCTTCGGCAGCTCTTTGAGTCCGTTGTAGTGATACTTCTTTCTGTCGCTCTTGTAGATGATGCCGTGCTCGGCGGCAGTGTTGATCAGGTCGCCAGCACGTCGCCCGCTGACACTCCTGCGAAGGAATCGTTCAAGTTCAGTGTATGTTGCGCCCGCTGATGTCCAGTTGAAGGCTTTCAGCCGTTCGTCGGCCTCCTTGATAAATGCCATTTCCTTGTCGTTGACAACCTTCATGCCGTTGTCCTCAATCTCCACTGGCTGACCCCAGCCTCCAGCGTTGGTGACGTATTGGAACAGCCAGTCCGACACGTCGCGGCCACGGGCCTTGTTCTGCTTCACGCGGAAGTAGATGTCGGGCAGGTCGGCGCGTCGGTCGTTCTCCTTCAGGTCTGACTGTTTCACCTTGATGACGGTGAATATCTCAGACACCTTGCGCTGGGTGATGGAGCCGAGCGTACCAACGAGCTTGTCAACCATCGGGTTCTCATGCAGCACAGCCCAGAGGCTCGTGTCGTAGTACGTCGCCAACATCATGCACTTGCGGATAATCGGCTGGCACTCCTTCTGGTCGTTGTAGTCCTCCACGATGTCGAGCATACCGTCCAGGAAGATGTCGGTGGGTTGTACCACGTAGATGGCCTTCAGTATCTTCTTCCAGCGGTCTTGCGCCAGCTCCGTGTCCCTCAGACGAAGGATGAAGAAATGCTCCTTGGCTTCCTGACTCGGCACGCCCGACATCGAGATGACGCGGTTCTTGAAGGCGATGGTGTCGTCCTTGCCCTGCTCCGTGTCGA